CGACGCGACGCTGGCCGAGGTCGCGCACCAGAAAGGGATCAAGAAGAAAGTCACGCAGATGACGACCGCGGAGAAGACCGAGCTCCGCTACCTCGCGATCATGGAGCGCACGAAGGCAGCGTCGGGCGACGCCGCACGGACAGGAGCAGGCTTCGCCAACGCCTCGAAGGCGCTCGCGGCGCAGCTGAAGGACCTCGGGACTAACATGGCTATGACGGTCATCCCGCAGGTCGAAAAGCTAATCCGCTTCGCGCGCGACGCCGTGACGTGGTTCAACAAGATGGCCAAGGGCACGCACGTGCTCGAGGCGGCCATGTACACGCTCGGCATCGCGGCGGCCGTGCTCGGCGCCGAGTTTTACGCGGCGTTCATCCTGCCGACGCTGGCGATCGCGGCGATCATCCTGTTGATGGACGAGCTGCTCACGCTGTTTAGCGGCGGCGAGTCGGTGCTCGGGCGGATGATCAACTCGATGGCCGGTGATCGCGCTGCGCAAAACTGGGTACTCAACATGATCGCCGGCTTCTCGATCCTCGGAGACGAGATCGGCGGAGCATGGGCGAAGTTCATGGAGACCTGGGGCAGCGAGGGCGGCTGGGCGGGCATCATGAACACGGTGCAGGGTTTCTGGCAGGACTTCGGCATCAAGATGGGCGACTGGGCGGCGGCGGTCGCTGATGCGATCACGCTGCCGTTCCGCAAGCTGCGGGAGGTGCTCGTGTCACTGGGCGCACCGCTGCCTCCTGGAGGAGGAACGCAGGCGCAGGGGTACGACCGAGCGACCGGACGCGGCACCGGTGCCGGTGTCCAGAGCGGCTTCAACGCGTTCCATGCGCAGCGCCACACAGAGAGGGCCAACGCCATCGGGCGTGACATCGCGAACGAAAATGAACTGCGAGGGCGCCGGTATGCCGAGCGGCGCGGGGTTGCTGCTCGGGTGATGGATGAAGCCGGCGTCGCAGCCGTGAGCGGCACCGTGAGCGCCGCCCCGGGGTCGGTCACCGCACCCGCGCCCGCAGCTGGCGGTGGCGGCGCGGCAGCGACTGGGCCGGTCATCGTGCCGGTGAACAGCGCCGCGCCGACGATCAACATCTACGGCGACCACGACGACCGGAAGATCACGCGTAAGGTAAAGGAAGCGCTCGCCGAGGATCGCAAGCAACAAATAGCGGCCGTCGGGCGGCAGGGTGGGGCGTGACGCATGCCGGCGAACCTCACCATCGGGCCGATATGGATTGACGTATCCATCAGCGAGAAGCACGGGCTGACCGCCGAGGTTAGCGACCATCCGGTCGAGCGCGGCACTAACATCGTCGACCACATCCGGCCGACGCCGCGCACGGTGCAAATCGAAGGGCTCGTCACCAACCACCCGACCGAGCAGCCGCTGTCGCACGCGGGCGGCGCACGGGCGCTCGAGGGCGGCGGCGATCTGACTATCGACGTGGCGACCATCCCGGGGCGACGCGTGCCGCCGATGACGTTCGAGCTCTTAGGTGAGCCGACGGATTACGGGCTGGGCTTCATACCCGGCAGCGGGCAGGCGACGGCGCTGGCTGGTGCCATCACCGGCGCGCTCGGGCTGGAGGTGAACCGGCCGCGGCGCCGATACGCAGCCGAGCAACACCACGTGGACACCAGCGGCCGCACGTTCTTCGCGGTCAATGCGCTGACCTTCTCGGAAGAGTTCGACCGGGTCGGCGCGGTGTATGCGGCGCTCGTGCAGGTCGTCAACGACGCGCAGCCGGTGCGGCTGGTGACCGGGCTCGACATCTACGACTCGGTGGCGCTGACCGACCTGAGCTTCGACCGCTCGGCGGAGATCGGACCTAACGTGCTGCGCTTTTCGGCGACGTGCACGGTGCTGCGGGTAGTGAGCGCGCAAACGGTGCGAGCGCCCGTACCGACCGAGCACCGCGGCAAGCCGGCGCAGTCCCGGGGCAAGCAGCAAACGACGCCCACCGAGCCAGCCAAGCTGCCGACTGCGGCGCAGGCGCAGCTGCACACCAGCTTCGTGGACAGGCTGCTCTTCCGGTAACCAACCACCATGGCGCTCCAGGCAATCAACACGACGTCGTACCCGCTGGTGACTCAACAGTCAGACCTGGACGGCGTCACGTACTCGTTCCGCTTCCGGTGGGCTGAGCGCTCGGCTACCTGGCACATGGACCTGCGCACGCTGAACGACGAGCCGATCGCTCTGTCGGTCGCGCTGGTCACGGCCTGGCCGCTGCTACGCCGGGTTGTGTCACCGCTGCGCCCGCCGGGTGAGCTCGTGCTGCTGGACCTCGGCGGGCCTGCCGACCCGCCAGCGCGCGAGGGCTTCGGCGAGCGCTGGGTGCTGTACTACGTCGAAGCGGTGGACCTCGCCGGGCTGGTGCTGGGATGACCGGCGAGCTGTTCGACCGCCGGGTGAGCGTGCAGGTGGACACCCTGCGGCTGGACGGCTTCGACCTGACGTTTGACATCACTAAGTCGCTGTCGCCGAAAACGCCGAACTCGGCTGAGCTCAAGATCTGGAACCTGAACGCCGACCATCGCAAGCAACTCCAAGAAGCCGAGCGCGTCTACGTGTCGATCGAGGCGGGGTACGCCAGCGGCACATCGCTGCTGTTCCGCGGTGACTTGCGGGACGTTGTGTCGATGCGCGACTCGGCGGATTGGATCACGACTATCACCTCGGACAGCGGACGGCGGGCGCGCAAGGCACGCATCGTGAAGTCCTTTGCCCCGGGCGCGACGGTAGGCGACGTGCTGAACGCCGCGGCCAAGGCGATGGGCGTGCGGCTGGGTAACTCGGCATCGCGCGTGGTGAACGCCAAGATTACCGGCACGCAAGCGACGGCGTTCTTCAACGGCTACGCACTGGCGGGCGCGATCGAGCACGAGATCGACCGCATCGCGCGCAGCTGCGGGCTCGAGTGGTCGGTGCAGGACGACGAGCTGCAGTTCTTGGATTTCGGCGCACCGCTCGCGCAGCTCGCCGTGAAGCTGACGGCGGAGACCGGGCTCGTGGGCAGTCCCGAGCCGGGCAACAAGGGGCTCGTCGACGTGCGCACGCTCATCATCCCGGACCTGTACCCGGGCCGACGCGTCGAAGTACAATCCGAACACGTGCGGGGTATGTACCGCATCGAGACCTCGAAGCACTCGGGCACGACGTTCGGGCGCGACTGGTACGTGGACATGCAGCTCAAGAGCGAACAGCGAAAGGCGAGCACGTGACCGTAGTCCCGTCGCAGCTAGACATCCAGGTGGCAGCGCTGCGCAACGAGCTCTCCGACCTGCACACGTGCATGCCGGCGGAGATCGTAGCGGTGCGTGACGGCGGCACGGACAAGCGTCAGTTCGTCGACGTGCTGCCGCACCTGCAGCGCGGCGTGATCGACGAAGACGGTGAGCTCATCGACGAGGCGCTCCCGGTGATCCCGATGGTGCCGGTCGGCTACCCGCAGGGCGGTGGTTTTTTCATTTCGCTACCGCTGCGCGTCGGCGACATCGTCTTGTTGGTGTTTGCCGAGCGGTCGCTGGACAACTGGATACAGTCTGCCGCGCCGGCCAAGCAGACGCCGATCAAGCCGGGTGATCTCTCCATGCACTCGTTCGAAGGCGCGATTGCACTGCCGTGCGGGCCGGCGCCTCGAGCGGCACTGCTGACCGGCGTCGACCCGGCGGACGTAGTGCTCGGCAAGACCGATGGGACGATCCTGCAGCGCTGGAAGGCGGACGGCACGATGGTGCTGGCCGAAGGCACCGACCCGGCGGCGCTGGACGCGGCGGCGCTGGCGAAGAAGGTCGACGCGTATATCGCTGACTTGGACACGGTGCTGCGGACCTGGCTGGTAGCGCCGAACGACGGCGGCAAAGCACTGCAGGAAGCGTACAAAGCAGCCTTCATGGAAGCGCCCGAGTCGACCGCTTCGGAGCACGTCAAGATCGGACCTAACAGCGATGCCTAGACCTACCAAGCTCCCCACGTGGGCAACGACCAGTCCGCACGTCCTCGAGCCGAGCGACGGCAAGAAGGCGGCAGGCTGGGTACCGGGCGAGCAGCCGCCCGCCGCGTTCTTCAACTACTGGCAGAACCTCGTGCACGAGTGGGTGACGTGGCTCGATGAAAGCTCATTGAGCGACGGTGCGCCGGCCACTGTCGGCAATCTGCAGGTAAACGGCACGCTCGGCACGACTGGCCTTACGACGATCGGCACGGACGGCGACGGCGCTAGCCTGCAGGTCAACGGCTCGATCACCACGACCGGCGGCGTTGCAGTAGGTGTGGCCGGCACTCCGGCAAATCTAGACGTAACCGGCAACGCTGATGTGCTCGGCGGTGACTTCCGGGTGTTGGCAGGCGATGCAAAGATCAGCGGCCTGTATGCGTACGTTACGCCGCCGACCCGCACGAAGGCGATCAGCGTGGCGCAGGGCGGAGGGTCTAGCGTTCATGGGCAGTATGCGGAGATCGGGCCAGGCGCGGAACGTGTTTACGTGGTCGATGCGCCTCACGGGGCGACCCTTGGAGCCGTGCGGATTAAGGTCTTAGCTTTCTCAGTGGGGCCGGGAAATAGCGTGCACTACACAGTCCGCTTGATGCAGCGCCGCGCGATAGACTTCACGAGTACAGGTGTCCCGAACCACGCCCAGATTGACACTGATACGGAAACTCTTACCCCCGGACCGAGTGCGGTGAATAGGACACGATCCTTCGCGAATCTCGCAGTGTCGAAGGACGAGACATACGAAATCGCCCTCTTGTGCGAGTCTGACAGCGGGGCGGGGTGTGTGCTGCGCGTACTCGCGATCGATTACTCATTCGTCGACCCCGGACCACGGAACCACTGAGCATGAGCGATCTAGCCGTCGATCCCACGACTGACGACTTGCTGCTGATAGGCGGCCGGGCACAGCTCGCCGTGGGCGCGGTGGCCGTGGCGCAAGCGTGGGAGACGCACCTCACGATGTTCCTCGGCGAGTGCTTCCTGGACCAGTCGCTCGGCATTGACTATCAGAATCTAATACTCATCAAGAACCCGTCGATGACCGTAGTGCGCGGGTTGTTCGCGCGGGCGTCGCGCGAGACGCCGGGTGTGCGTGACGTGACTGAGCTCACGTTCGCCTTCGAGCCGCGGCAGCGCGTGCTGACGGTCACCGCGTCGGTGCTCTACGTCGAAGGCGGCGAGGGCACGCTGACGCTGTCTCAAACGATCGGAGGCGAGGCAGCATGACGACCTACGGCCTTACGCACGACGGCTTCGTGGCCAAGACGCTGGCGGACATCGAGGCGGGCTTCGTCGAGCAGCAGCGGGCGAATATCGACCCGGGCATCGACACCAGCCAGTACGGGCTGATTGGGCAGCTGAACGGCATCGTGGCGTCGGACCTGGCCGAGCTGTGGGAGCTCGGCGAGGCGCTGTACGACGCCATGGACCCGGACAAGGCGGCAGGGCAGTCGCAGGACGCCTTGTACTCGCTCACTGACTCGCTGCGTGAGCCCGCCACGCCCTCGCGGGTGATGTGCACCGTGGTACTGGCTGCCTCGACCTCCATCCCGGCGCTCGAGGCCGTAGCGTCGGTCGCAGGCAACCCCGCCGCCCGGTTCACCAACACGCTGCCGATGGTCAATGCCGACGTCGTCGAGGCGACGATCGAGGTCCCGTTTGAGGCGCTCACCACGGGCCCAGTGCTCGCCAACGCCGGCACGCTGACGCAGCGCGAGACGCTGATTACCGGCTGGGTGTCAGTCACCAATGCGCTCGACGCCGACCCC